ACGCCTCCGCCGAAAGCACCTGGTAGAAGGAATTGGTGGGCGTGTAGATGATCCGCTTCTGCGAGGCGAGTATTTTCACTCTCTTGGAAAGAGCGGGACACATCCGCACCATATCAGCGGCAACATCAAAAACGATGGTAGCCTGCTGCCGGTCGGCGGCGCACCCGTACACCTCGGCACGTTCCTCCCCATCCCCGCAGGTAAGGAGCAGCGCCACGGCGGCGGCAAGCTCCGACTTGCCCTGCTTCTTCGGGATTTCCACATAGGCCGTGTTAAACTGCCGGTAGCCGTTGGGCTTCAGCGTTCCGAAAATATCCCTGATAATCTGCTCCTGCCAGTCTATCAGTTCAAAAGGCTTCCCAGCCCACGTCCCCTTGGTGTGGCAGAGGCTCTCGATGAACATCACGGCAAAATCGGCGGCATCCTTGTCGTATCGGCTGTCCTTCGCCTTGAACTTCGTTGGCCTGTATTTTTTCAGCTTCCGCATTGCCACCGGCATCACCTCCCCAAAGATGGCATAAAAATTGGCCTGCCATCGGCAAGCCGTAATCTATCGGTACAAGACACAGAGCCTTCCGGCTCCGCTCTTGGAATGTCCACTTGTCTTTACTGCTGCATTGCCCAGGCGATTGCGTGGCCGTCATCATTGAACTCAACCCCGCTTGCAGCCCTCAGCTCGATGGCGCCTTCGCAGGTATGGTTGTCACCCAGGAATTCATAAGCCGCCCCGAAGTAGCAGGGCTTGTTCTGCCCGTTGTAAAAGTATCCTGCGATAATCACCTTATCGCCAAAGGTCAGCAGCTTGCCCCATCTGCATTCCAAATCCTCCGGCGTGGTGGGGTTCGGCAGTCTGTAGGTCTTCATTGCATCGTTGATTTTCATGGTCTGTGTCCTCCGTTTTTTTTGTTTTCCCTTTCGGCAGTATACATATTCGCTCTAAAATCACATTTTATCAAGTTAATTCCAGGCATAAGCTGCACAAATATCCGCAGTGGGAATTGTGTAATTTTAATTAATGGTTGGGGATGTGCTTCCCGTCCTCTATCCAGTCAACCAGGGCGATGATTTCGCCCTCGGTCTCCATCCGTTCAAACCCCACCACATCCTCCAAATCCCAATCGATGGGGTACACTCCGCAGAACTCCACAATGCAGTCTATCTCCCCGGTTTCAATCCAGTCCCGGTTCAGGTTCCATGCACCGCAGACCGTATCGACATGGCCGTGGCTGACATGGTTCTTATCAAGCATCCCCTCAATCTTCCGGATGGTTTCATCCTTATAAATGTCAGTATCCTTCGGAACCGTGATGTAAAACATACATTTTGTGATCTCGCCCCGTTCCTTCCTTGCGTCAATCCACTCCCGGATGACCTCTGTCCTTTGCCTCATAACATCCTCCTTTGCCTTTTTCAGTCCTGCCCATGCCTCCCATAGCACCTGTGGATGGCTTCGAGTATCTGTTCCTGCTCCTTCCCGTCCACGCCGATGCTCTCCAGCGCCTCCCTGGTTCCGCAGTCCGGGCAGAGCTGCGTTCTGCCATCTGCCCGTGAGACTGCCGGCCTGCCGTGGTAGGTCTGCCCGCATCTGGGGCAGACCGAAATCCTCGCAATATTATCAGTTTCCTTCATTTTGGTTTCCTCCTGGTTCCGTATTTTCCTTCCGAGGGGCCAGCGCCGCCTCCCTGCCGCGGAACATCCGCCCTGCGGATGCGCGGCAGCGGCTTCCCCTGCGGTTCTGCAGGCAGAAATATTTTCCGTCAAATCCCCGCACTGTGTAGGTGCCGGTGCAGCCCTTTTTCCTGTTGGTCACCAGAAAGCAGGCATCCCCCACTTTCCACCCGCCCGGAAATTCCTCCGCGCTGTCAGCATACGCCTGTTCCAGAAATGCCTCATCGAACCCAAATCTCTGGTAGCCCTGCCTGCAGGTTTCCATGTAGGATTCACCCGGCAGCCCAAGCGGGCGGTCCTCATGCATGATGTAGACGAAAACCTTCCGCATCCGCACCCTGCCGGTCTTGATGCCCTTGAGGGGCAGCTTCATTTCCTTTTTGTAATAAAAAGTGGGGAAGCCCTCGTAGCGGTCCAGCGCCGCCTCATCCTCCTCCGTCACCGCCCATGCCGCCACGGGGACGCTTGCGCCCTCCTGCGGCTCGATGGTGAGGTAGGAGCCGGTCCGGCTGCCCTTGAACAGCAGCCGGTAACCCTCGATCACCGAAGTGCCGATGATCCTCGCCCCAGGGCAGCGCATCCGCATCTGCGGGATGTTCAGGTTTGAGCCGTAAGCAATGTAGTATCTCTTTTCCATTCTGATATCCGTCCTTTCCGAAGGGGGCACCCTTCTACCACCTTAAGACCGCCGGAGCGGTCCACTGCCGTTTCCGCGGCAGGAAAGGTGGCAGGAGGCTACCTCCTGCGTTCCCTTCAAGCGGCCCTTCCGTTTCGGAAGGATGCGTCCCCTGCAAGCCTCCTTGTCAGGATGTCCCTTGCGGTCTTGAATTCGTCCCCGATGAAGCCGAGCCGGAGGAGCCATGTCCGCATGGCGTATTTCGGGTTCTCGCTCTGCTGCGGCTTCGGGCTTGCCGTCTTTACTTCCTTCGCCATCTGGCTGAGTGCGAGGCAGAGCTGAATGTAGCTTTTAAGCTGCCCTGCGTGGAGGCCGCCCCTGCGCCCGTCGCCCGGTTCGTCGAACTGGAAGAGCCGGAACTCGACCGTGCCTTTGGTGAAGGTTGCGTGGTAATTGAGCATATGGTAGCGGCTGTCGTTGTAGTGCTGGTCCCTGCCGTAGCTTGCGCCGTGGCTTGTGTACCAGATGTCCGCAAGGGCCGCCATCGTGGAAGGTTTCTTTCTGTTGACCTGCTCCAAAAATCGTGGGTCAACCGTGCGGCAGTAGCGGTTCATCCTCCAGCGGTCAAGGTTTAAGGCATCCGCTATCAGGCTTTCATGGCCTGCCATGATGTTGGCGAGGTTTCTGAGGCTCTGCGGCGTGTGGCCTTTCGCCCCGATGTGGATGTGTACCCCGCAGCCCCTTCCCGCGTCGCTCTTCGCTCCAGCGTGCCGTAGCTGCCGGATAAGCTCCTGCAGGGTTTCCATGTCCCCGTAGGTAAGGATGGGCGTCACCAGCTCGCACTTTTCGCTGTCAGGCCCCGCGATGCTCACGTCCTTCTGGAATTTCCACTCCCTGCCCTGCGCATCCCATGCGGAGTAGGTTTCGTAGCCGTTCCTGCGTGCCGTGTATTCATGCCTGCCTGTTCCGAAGAAGTCCGCTGCAATTTTCGCCGCCCTGCTCCTTGCGATGCTGTTCATCTCCACCTCAACCCCGATGGTCTGCTTTTTCATTTCCTCAACCTGCCTTGCTAACTTTGCGTTCATGCTGTTTTCCTCCGTTTTCTTTGTGTGTTTTCCCTTTCGGTAGTACACATATTCGCTCTAAAAGGGGATAATAGCAAGTCAATTCGAGGCATATATTACACAATGTTTTCCGCAGTTTTTTGTGTATTTTATGGCTTTTTCAGGCCCTCCATGGAGGCTGCCGTGATCTGTGCGCCAAGCCGGAATCCGTCCTTAAAGCCTTCGCAGATGGTCTTGCACTCAAGGTCGGAGGCATCGTCCAGAAGTTTCTCCAGCAGTGCCTTCCCCTCACTGTCCAACAGCCCTTTCAGGCGTTCAATCTCCCCGTCGATGCGCTCCGCAAGCTCTGCCATCTCCGGCGTCTTGTCGTTCCGGTTCTCCCACGGCACGATCTCACCAAAATAAAGCTGTTTCAGAATGTCCTGCTCCATCTATTCATCCTCCTTTATCCTGCGCACCACATCCTCACCGTAAATTGCATGGAGGCTGCTGCCGTTGTCCCATGCGACCATGACGCTCGCCGTGTCATCCACACCTTCGACTGTTCCCCGCGTCCCGATGGGCGGGGCCTGCACATCGTCCATCCGTACAAGCTCCACCCGTGTGCCTGCAGGGTACTCCCTGCGGACACGCTCCACAATCTCCCTATTCGGAAAGTTCACTGCTGACCGCCTCCTTCCTTTCGCCGTTTTTGAATGCCGAGCTGCCGGAGAGGTTCTTCAGCAGGATTTTCCGCTCGCCCTTGTATTCCGCCCCGATGAATCCGAGCCGGAGCAGGAAGCACCGGAATGCGTATTTTTCATTGTCCGCAGGCTTTTCCTTCGCCGTGATGCGCTTCTGGTTCCTTGCCATGTCGCAGATGGCGGCAATGAAATGGGTGTAGGCTTTCACCGATTCGCTGTCCTGCCCCTCCGCAAACCATGGGAAGGAAACCTTCTCCCCGTCCGTT